CCAAAAGCACGATTTTCCTTAATAAAGGATTTGTCATATTTTGCAACTTCTTTTGCGAGAATTTCTGAAGGATATATCCGACCATTTCTATTTTTTATGTCCGATTGCATAAATACACCACGGATTTTATATGATTTTTTACCACCATCTTTTGCCTCGGTGATAAATTCTACATCATCTACTGCTTCTGATATAAGTTTTAACATTTTTCTAATCCCATATTTTATATTTAATTTGTTGTTTTTTCTTTGAATTGAACACAAAATCCCTAATATGATGTTTCTTACGATCCACACCCTTCTGAGGAAATCCTATTCCCATCAAAAGAAGAGGGTTTTCATTTAAATCTGCAATCTCTTTGATTGCTTTTACGTCAAAACACTGGCAACACCCTGTTCTGTATCCCATCAAAGAAGCAGTTAAATTTAAATATCCCGCTGCTATACCTACCGCAACTTGCCTATCTCTCTCCAACTCCTTTAATTTTTTCTCATCCCATTTACCAGTTTTAATAAATGATAATGTCGCCGCATTTCTGTGAATATCTTCACTCAAGTCTTCTGTAAAATCATAATTTTCAAACAATACTAAAAGATTTGCAAGTGTTTGGGGGTTTGTTTCAAACCCAACAGGATCACCCTTCTTCCTTTTAGTACTAAAACCTTCCGTATGTTCATGAATTTCTTCAATAACATTACGGTCTTGTATAAAATGCACTTTATAAAAAGCAATATTCTGTTTACTTGGACAGTTTGTAACTGCGTGTAACATAACATCTACATCATCTTTGGGTATACTTTTACTCAAATCCCAATTACGTTGTGTATGCTGACTACGAATTACTGCCTTTTCAAATTCATTATGTGTATGTACATTTAACATTATGTTATATTATCATAACCCGAAATTTTTCTAAACTTTAATACCGCAAAACCATCAGATGCGGTGTTTGTTACAAGAACATCACCATCTACACCTGTTCCAGCATTATTTGCGATAGATGGAAACCCGTCACTTCCTCCATAAGCACCACTCCCATTAAGGGAAAGTGCGATAATATTTGCATCGGCATTCCAAATAATGTCAGTTGTTCCTTCAACAGACCACTTTGCTGACACTAATGACAATCTTGGATCAGTATCGGCACCAGCAAGTGCAGATGCATCTACAATAGATGCTACACTATTAGTACTAGATGTAGTAATTTTCACTACATGTTCAAAGTCACTATCGACTAATGTTTGTTTTACGACTGCCATTTTTTGCTCCTATACCGACAACATTTCTTTTTCAAAGTAATTCATCAATTTCTTCTCAGGAACCTTGAATTTTTTTGACACTTCTACTATAGTTTTCTCGAAACTATTTAGGAAATCTGAGGGTTTAGCATCCATTTTTTTAAAAATTTGATCAACTGCATCTTTCATCCGAGGTGCCAATTTCTTATATTGCACAGATTTTTTATGCTCATCTTTTTCAATTATAGTGGTATACATTTCAGAAAATCCTTCATTACGATCATCCTTGCCTATTCTCTTATCTATTGCCTTTGCACCCTTTTCAATTTTTGATCCTGCTGTCTTTGCCATTTCAGACATCTTTGCTTTTATTTTTTTACCTGTTTCTGTATCCCCTGCCTTCTTTGCACCAGTATATGCAAGTGCAAGACCTAAACCAACAGGACCACCCATCCAAATTGGTAATCCACCAGTTGCAAGTCCTGCTCCTAATAAAGCCATACTTTTCACACCATCAGGGGAGTTTATTAAATCTGCAAATCCTGCCTTACCAGCAAGACCATCTGCAATAAGAGATACGTCATAATCAGATTCAATATCACCAGAAAAACTCATTTTTAACCATTGATAGGTTGCTATACCAGCAACGGCAGCTCCTCCTACTCTTTTTAGAGCAGGATTTTTACTCATAAATTCATCAACTTTTATAACACCCTTTTCTAAATCTTTGAAGGCTGGAGTATCAGATATTACTGCACCACCTACATTCAATGCCTTACCAACACCTCTGGTCATTCCTTGTACAGTTTTAGCAGCGGCAGAAATTGAACCACCTAATGCTTTTACTGTATTAAATACACTTGGTTGTTTAAATGCTTTTACAACTGTTTTTGCATCCACACCTATACTTTTGGACACACTGTTTACGTGATCCTTTAAATCCTTGAATGATTTGGAAGTTTCAGAATCTCCCTCTTCTTTTTCTCTTTCTGCTTTTGCTTTTGCAGATTGAGGATGATCACTTAAATATTTTGATTGTTCCTTAGAACTGAGGTCTTTCCACCATTGTTGTTCATCTTCCTCTTCTGCAAGAAGTTGAACTTGAACTTGATCCAACATCTCACACCAAAGACTATAAGACATTGATTTACGGCCATGAAAAGAATTATATGTTTTAATCATCATCCTCTTGCTCTTGATTCAGCTGATCCTGACGTTGCTGAACAAAAGTTTTTGCGACTTCTGTTCGTTTATCTTCTAAAGAACTACCTACCTTTTGAAGCATTGCAGATTTAAATGCATCTCCTGCTTCTACATTATTATCTATTTCAACTTGATCTATAAATTCTCTGCTCATTTTTTCTTCCTTTTCTTCAATCCATTACGTACAATAAAACTCTTATCATGTTCTTCTTCTTCTGGTTCTTCAGGAGGTTCTTCAGGTTCTGGTTCTTCTGGTGGTGGTGGTTGTTCATTTCCTTGCGAATCTACAGGCATTCTAGTGATACCATCACTAGTATCATCTATGTCCATACCACCTTCATCTGGGTCCATTTCCTGCTCTTTTTTCATTTGCTGGAGCATTTCTTCTACTTCACCATCATTCATACGTAGTACCTTCTTCCAGACATATTCTTTACTGAAGAATGTTCCCATATATGACTGCATCGTATCAAGCATTTCTACACGTTCCCTTAGAAGTTCTGCTTCTTTTAATTCTGTGAAATGTCCGTCTTGTAAGAAATCATATTGTATATGTTCTTGCATCTCAGGCCAATCATCTACTGCGATTATGCCCTTTAATAACAATTGTGTTTTGAGAATATCAGTGAATAGTGGAACAAATTTCTTACGGATACGTTGTACAAACTTGGTAAATTTAAGTTCATCTCTGGTAATTTCTGTTGCTCTACCTAAAGAAAACCCACTTTCTGATTCTAAACGAGAGATTGGCACGTTAAGAGAACGATACAATTTTCTCTGGAAATATACTATATCTTCTATTTCACCTAGATTAGCACCACCTGGGAGAGTAGTAATCTCTGTTCCTCTACCCCCTTCACGCCTTGGGAGCCAGAAATCTTCAAGCATTGACATATGATTTCTATCATCTCGTATTTCTCCTGTAGTCGCATCATAAACCAACTTATTACGATAACGATTCATTACATCTTTAAGGTATTGTTCTGCCTTTACCTTGGGAAGATTACCGACATCAATGTAGAATATTCTACGTTCTGGTGCTCTGGATATACGATAGATCACCAAAGCATCCTCAATCATTCTCAATTGATTTACAGGTTTAATTGCCTTGTTCAAATATGATAGTACACGACCATCATTGCCATTGATCACACCTGATGGCACAAAAGTAATAGCATCTGCCGCTATCTTAATTCCTTGATTGGGCCCAGCAGTCATCCCAGTATTAGCAAGACCCTTTTCATTATAAAGAAAATATTCTTGTATTTTCTTTATCATTTCTACACCAGTTTTTGGATCTTGATCTTTTTGGATTTCACGTACTTTCTTTATTTTGACTGAATCTATCCATCTAAGTTCGGTAATACCCTTTCTTGGATTTTTTATATCAATCACTTTATGATAAAATACTCGACCATCAACATACCACCGTCTAAAGATGTCATGTCCTTTTTGCTCAAAATTAAGTAATCTCAGAATTTCATCAAACTCTGCTCTTATTTTTCTTTTGATTTTTGCTGGATATGGAAGTTTATCTAATACAATAGAAATTGGTGCATCTGCTTCGTTGGCAACAATTCCTTCGTTTACAATATCTTCAATTGCTGAATCGCATTCTGTTTGTTGGGAAATATCACGATATCTCCGTATTAAGTCTATATCAGTTCGTTCTCGTCCATCGGTGTCTAGGATTTGCCCCCAAAAACCACCGCCGGCAACATCTAATGTGCCATCATCAGGTGTCGGGGAAGTGAACGTCTGTTCACTCCCCTGATCCTTAACTCTAGATAAACGGAACCCAAAAAGTTCTGCCATAATGTCTCCTAATTGCTACCTATTTAGTAGTTTAAAATTAGAAGTTTACACCAGATGCTTCAAAGTGTTGATATCTCCACGTAACTTCAAATTCTTCAATCGCATCTGCTGTATCAGAAGTTAATTCAACAGCTGCAATTGTAGTTGGCCACGCACTTCTAAAAATATAAGTTTTTAGAACTGTATCATCTCGATCCAACTGTTCTACAGTCAAATCGGTTTGATAATCAGCAGGAGCAATAACACCAGTATTATCGGCAAGATCGTTAATACCATTAGACCATCTTTCCATTGAGTTACGAACCATAAAGTCCGTATCATTCAAGAAAGTAGTAGTCCAAGTATCATCAAATGTACGATCACCAGCAATATAGATATTTCTTCCTCTAAAGGGAACAGTAATTTCTCCAATAGATTGTGCTGGAAGATTAGAAGACCTTACTAGGAAAGATGTTCTACGAACATCTAATCCAATAGCAATGCCAGGCGGAGGAGTAATAGTAACCCTAAATTGGTTAGCCCTTGCACCACCACCTATTAGATTTGCTTTGAAATCATCTATGTTAGCCATGGTTAACCTCCTACCTCACTAAATGCAACACCAGTTCTGGTTGCAATGAAGTTTAGGGTAATAAAGTTAATTGATCGAGCGGGTTTGATGTAAATATCACCAATAAACTCGTTACGGTCTATAACTTCACCTGTATTATTATTAGCATCACAGACTACCTTAAAGTCAAAGATGCCTCGTCTTCCTTGTACATCCCTCAAGAAAGGTTCTACCATATTTCTAAACTGTGCTCTTGTGAACTCATCGTTGAATTCAAAGAGTTGATATTTAGAAGCAATGGCAATTGCTTTCTCAAGAACCAAGAATAACCTACGCACGTTGATTCGATCAAATGCACTAGGTTTAGTTTGTGCTGTTTTATCACCAAAGAGTAAGACTCCTTGACCTGGAAAATTAACCACAGGATTTATTCTTGCACGATATAGTTGATCTCTCTCACTATTCTTCGGATTATAAGCAAGTTTAATTGCACTTCTTATATATCCTCGATTAAATCCAGCAGGAGAATACCAAGGATCAGAAACTTTATCTGTATTGGCACATAATCCTGCCATATCACCATTCAATGGCACAAAACGATATACGTCATTGTATTTGTCGTACATATATTTGTATCCACTATCGAATACGATATAAGAAGATGATGGAAGTGTATTAAAACCATCAATAATATTAGCAGTTTGTGTAATAGAACTTGATACATTTACACATGAGGCACGATACGGAGAAATAAATCCTACACAATCCTTACGAGATTCGCAAAGATCAAGGATCATTGTTCCATGAGTATCCATACCAGCTTCTGTATCAGCAACACCAGAACTTGGTCCAGCAAGAACCAGATTTATATCGATGTTTTCTGTATCATCAAAAAGGTCATACCCTTTCAATAATTCACCAGCAGTTACAGAATAATCATCTGTTCCACCAGTAAGAGTACCATCATCCACAGGAATTACATTTGTGTATGCGGCGGTTACATCGGTTCCCCAATTCGAACCAGCAGATAGATGATCTGTCCAATAAATCCAATTAGATTGCCTAAAAATAACATCTGGGTAGTAGTTATTTCCACCTTGCGCTGTTTTTGCAATCGGATTCTTCGACAGATTACCATAAGTTTGTATCACTGCACTGGTTCTTGACCCAGCAACTTGTTTATCATAACCAGTAATATCACCAGTAGCATCATAAACTACTATATGAAGTTCGTCACCAGTACCACGACCATTTTGTTTGGCCCAATCAGATTGTCCAGGCGCACTATCAAATAAATCATAAAATGCCCACCGTCTGCGAACAAATGAATTATCAGCAATTACAGCTTTCAGTCCTTGACCATTAACGTCATCTAAAAGACGGATCGTTAAGGTGTTGGTAGAAATACCTGTTACTTCATATTCATTACCTTCATCACCAGTGATGTGTGCAAAAAGAGTGACATCAGAAGATGAATCGGCAGATGAGAAGGAAATTATGTCACCTACGTTGAAAGCATAGTTAGATTTGTCGGCATCATCAACATCGATGGTAGTATCACCAATAGCACCAGCACCGTCAACTAAGTTTTGCGTTCCCATATGTTGTTCATATGCAGTAGCACTAGGACAAATAGTAACACCAAGAGAATTGCCAAACGTACCAGCAGTACGAGCAGCCCATTCACCGTGAGAACCCTGACCAGTAGAAAATGAACCTTCGTAATGTTCATCATCTCTGATAAGGATACCACTATTTGCACCAGCATTAAGTATACCTGATTCGGCACGAACAATTTTTAGCTGATCGGAGTATTGTAAAAAATTAGATGCAGTAAACCACCATTCAAAATTTGAAGATTGTGGTTCACCGAAAATTTGTACCAATTCCTGTTCACTGCCGATAGTAGTAATCGAACTAACTGGTCCCTTTTCAGCGGGCATTACAATCGCACCGACTGTAGTAGCAACTGAAGGAACTACGTTAGTAAGATCAATCTCTCGTACATGAACACCAGGAGAAGATAGAAAAGACATATTTTTACCCCTTTGTTTTTAAGAGTTTTTCTTATTGTTCACTGATATTTATAAAAAATCATTTTTCTAAACACTTTTTTATATGTGTTATAACATATAAATAAAAGCATGGTAAATGCACATTATGAAAAATATAAAGAGACTATTAAAAAAGTATCTCGTAGAAATTATCGAAAACGGTTAGTTTTGTTAAATGAATTTCTAGGAGAAAAATGCTGTCGGCACTGTGGAGAGAGTGAAACTATATGTTTAAAGTTTTACCCTCACAATTCAGAGATACGTAAAATAACGAAACGAGTTGGGACTAGTGACAAGTCCAGACAAGAAATTTTTAATCTTATGAACAAATCTTATATTCTATGCTCCAATTGTTGGATAAAATTAGATAATGATCTGATTGAGTTTATTTAATACCATTCTTCCTTATAATGATGAAAAAAATCTCTCCAATCGTATTTATGTATATTATCTTTTGTTAGTATAGTTCCATCATCTAATATACCCCAAACTCTGTATTGGTAATTCTCAATATGTTCTCCCTCTCTCGAAAAATTCTTACCCTTGATCCTATTAGATAGTATCTGTCCTCTGATAAGTCCATTTTGTTTACCCTTCTTGTATGCAAACTCTTTATCCTTGGTAAACTTGTAAATATGATCTCTTAGGGGCATTTTACATTTTAAATAAATTTCATCTGGTGGATCTATATTATCAGGGATATGTGGCCATATCAAACCTTCGCCTGGACCTTTAAGGTGTTCATTGACTACCCACTTCTCAATCGTTGGTTGACAATACATAGGCATATGGTTATCCATGTCTATTTTATCACCTTCCCATTCTAAAAGAAATCTGAAAGATAATGCCGCCCATCTATATTCTCTTATGAGCTCCCAAATTAACCATACTTTTTCTTCGGTTGATAATTCTTTATTGAATTGTTGGTAGTAAAATCTACTCTTACCAAACCCTATAGCACCAAAAATAATATCTGCCTCTCCACATGCAGAATATACATGTTTATCTGGTGATGCTTCTCTGAATACGTGGGAATCTTCGTTAATAGTATGATCTAAATGTTTAACAACTTTATCATAATACTCTGGATATTCCGTACTATGTCCTATAATAACGTGTAATTGTTTAGGACATACCTCATTTAATGCAATGAGAGCTGCTGTAGAATCTATTCCACCAGACCAAAAGAAGTCAATAGTTCTTCCTTTAGATGCAAGTCTTTCAGCAGATGCAATAAGACAATCAGTAACATCTAGATTTTCTACTTCTGGGTAATACTTGTGTTCCTGCCAAGGAAGATGTGCAGTAGAGGTATTAAAGGTATATTGTTCTTTAGTTTTTCGATTAAGAACTTGACCAAAATCATAACCAGTTTTAAAAAGGGCGATCCTTTCCCTTTTCCAATCTTGCCATAAATGTCTTACTTCTGGGTGATCTTTGAGAACAATTGACTTATCTTGAAATTTATCGTATGCCTCAGTTCCAGACCAAGAATGTTTTAAATATTTTAAAGGAACACCAAAATGAGAATAACTTTTCTTTCTCATATACCGTATAAAAGAACGACTCCAAAAAACTACAGATTTACCAATCCGACTCATAAGTTCTCACAATCGGCGCCCATTTGGTGCCATATTCATCAACCATTTGTCCTATATTCTCATCTTCTAATCCAGTAACAATAAATCCAAATGGTGCCATATCTTGTTCCATTGCTTCCTGATTTTCCTTAATCATCTGCATTCTAACATCCATATCAGTCAATTCCTTAAAGTATGTCTGATCTGTTGCCCATGCAAATAAGAAACCACATGACACAAGATCATCATTACAACCTTCATCTGCTTCCCATGATGCTCCTTTAACTATAAAGGTAGACAATTCATTAACTAAATCATAATCTTGTATGATTAATTTATCATCTTCTACTAATTGTTTGAGGTTAGAACAACCCACTTTCTTTACAGCCTTAGTAGTTCTAACACCTAATTGTGCTCTACCACCTGAGAAACCACCACCCATGACTTGGCCTGATCTTCCTCGCATAGATGCCATAACCAAGTTATCATACTCCAAATCAAATTGCATAGCAGAAGCAACTCCTTCTCCTACATCATTTATCTCTATAAGAACATATGCTTGATGATATATTCTTGCTAATTCGTAAATCTTTTGAGGGAAAATATGAGGTTTTATCTCATTATCTCTGAACTTAGCAGAGATTGTATACGGCATTTGAGTAATATCAAACACTATAAATGCAGAATAATCGTTAGATGTACCTCTTGACACATCAGCAGAGATAAAGTATGTGTGGTCTTTCTTTGGTTTTACATAAATATCCAATCCTGCATTAGATTGTATTGGGTCTTTATATGCTAGAATTTTTAATTTCCTAGCAGAGATAAGTGTATCAATAGAACCAAGAAACTCACAACCAAACTCAGTATTAAACTGTTGTTCACTTGTATTCTTTATGGTTTCTTCTTTCCACTTTTCATCACGACCAGGAACTTCTGACCAATGAACTTCAATAGGTATATAAGAATTTCTTTTATTTTCTGCATCCGTCCACATCTTGTAAAACATATTCATACCATGTGGGGTTGATACTATCATGACTTTGGAGGATGATCCTGATGATATCGTAGGATACACAGAACTGAAAAACTGTTCTGCTACGTTAGCAGGAACGTAAGCAAACTCATCAAGGAAAATGATATTATAAGAACCGCCCCGCACCGCACTAGCAGAAGTAGAAGATGCCAAAATTTTAGAACCATTTTCAAGTTCTAAACTTCCTTTGTTCCATGTCATTACTCCCTGTTGTAACCATTTTGGTAAATGTTCATATGCAAGTTGTAGTCTTCCTAATAAATCCCTAGCAGTGGCAGCTTTGTTCGCAAGAATTGCTACATTAACTGTGGGATTAAATAGTATATAATGAAGTAGATAAGCAATTATAGTAGTTGATTTTCCAGATTGTCTAGGTAATTTACAAATCGTGAAACGATTGCTATGAAAAGTATCCACCATTTCTTTCTGGAAATCATACATGTGAAAAGGAACTAGTCCTTCATCAATATTAACAATTCTTACAAAATGTTGTATAAAGTATATAGGGTCTTTCATACATTTAGTATATTCCTCTATCTCTTCCTTCGAAAAATTCTGTTGAACATTTGCTTTTTTGAGATTAGGATTGCCTAGATAAACTCCATTGCCCGACATTTATTTAACTCCTGTTAATTTATATTTATTCATCATTTCCCTTAATCATTTTTTGTAATTCGGCAGTTGAACCAACAAACAAAGCATTAGTTACATTCTTGGGAGCACTGTCTGGAACGTCTTTAAGTCTCTTCATTTTCTCTTGTAAATCTCCAAGTTTTTCAGTAACCTCTGCAACATTTTTGATGAGTTGTCCTGCCACTTCATATGCTCTGGGGTGTTCTCCTTCTTTGGCAAGTTCAAGTATCCCGTCAATAGCGATGGAACCCCGTTCAACCAATTTGTAGAAGTTTTCTCTTTGATACTCATAGTCTTTCTCCATATCCTCTTCTTCTTTATTCCAACCAACTGTAGGAGGATCTACTTTTGCTGGCCATCCAACCCCCATTGAAATACTTCCAGGTTTAACTTTAGAGGTTGTTACCTCTTGTTGTAAAGGATCTTGTACAACTCCCAATTCTATATCTATTTTTTTATTCATCCTTATCCCCTAAAGCAATAGATAGACAACTATGTCGAATTTTTATTCCAGTAGAATGGTTATTAACCTGTTGTTCTAATTTTGCCTTAAATTTTTCTTTCAATTTAGTACTTTGTGTTGTACTGCAATACCTCTTACAAACCTCTAAAGCCTTATCTGGTTCATTTATAAGAGTTTCATAAAAACCTTTCCATTCTTCAGACTTTAAAATTTCATTTATACTATCGACATTAGTTAATTTAAGATGCTCTTTTATAAAAATTGATTTAATTTCTTCAGTTTCTATAGCTCCCTGTTCATTTGCTGTCCTTCCTTCACGTGGATCACACCAACAACAGGGTATTAAATATCCTTGAGCACTATATCCATATCCTTTTCCTGAAAGGCATTTCGGAGTTAATTTTACCATGCCCACGGACCTAACGAACTGCTATTTAACCAAACTTCTTCTGCATAAAAAGAATTTTCAAGTTTATTTCTCTTATTTCTTTTATTATAATTACTACTACTAAAATATTTATTACTTATATAATCTTCCCTATTAGTGGGTTGATATGGGTCTTCTTCGCCTTTCCATCTTGAAGAATACATTGTCATAAAAGAAATATTATTATCATATGCCATTTTCTTTGCTTGTTCCACATGATTTTCATTATAATTAAAAACAATGTATTGCCATTCGACACTAATGCCCATAGACACGCCCATTTTCATAACTTCAAATAACTTTTCTCCATCTTGATTTATTCTATATAAACAACTTTCTTCTGGTAAACCATCTACACCAAATCTCCACATTGCTTTAGGATTTAATTCAAATGCTTTTTTATACCATGATATTGGTCTATGAGATGCCGCTGTTGCTACAGTTATATGAGGACAAGAATATATTGGTAGAGCCGATAATTCTAAAAATTCATGGAATTTGGGATGTATAGTTGGATCAGAGATTTGGCCACAAAATAAAATTCTCCTAAAATGTTTTAATATTTTAGTAAAGTCTGTTATAGAAAGATCATGACCTGGAATTGGAATACCAGCCTCTATATATTCTTGCCTTCTGCATCGTGGACAAGCTAAAGTACAACGAGGAGAAATATCTAAATTTATGGCCTTTCTGACCATTGCTTTTGTTACTTTTTCTCTGTCAGTTAAATTATTATTTGTACCATCTAACCATTGTTCTCGTTGAGAAATTGTATGATTTCTCAGTATGTTTTTTTGCCATTTAGCAATATCACTAGGGGGTTTTGCCATTTACGAATCTATCTCTCAATTTATTAACAAACTCCCAAAGACTAGAAATTTGTTTTCCATGAATATCTATTTCTGACCGCTGTTTAATCGTTTCCACGTAAGTATCTCTGCGATCTAACTCTTTTGTCAACGCATCTAAATCTTTTCTACAAGATTTAACTTCTGATTCTAAACGAACAGCTACAACTATTGCTCCAACTAAAAACAATATTTGATGCCAATATTCCGATATTAATTCCATTTATCCTCCAACGTCATCCTCCCCAGTTTCGGGGTTAAAAGTATTTGCATCACTAAAGAATGATGTGGTTTCGTTAAAACCAAAATCATCATCTGCATCAGCAGTCGCAGGGGTAGGTGATACAGTATATCTTTGCTCACGTTTAGGAGATTGATCAGGTAGATTTGTAAATTGATCCACTTGAACTGTTTTAATAACCTTGCTGGATGTAACAGGACCGTATAGATAAAACTTGGCAGTGAAAGACAAAGTGTATATTAATGCCCTCCTTGCTTGAAATTCTCCTTCATAATTATCCTCATATGCAACACTGTTTAATACTAAAGGAACATCTCTCTTTATTCCCATATCTGTCATGTCATTAATCGTAACTGTATAATCTGGTTGAAAATAAGGCAAAATTTGTTCTACAATTTGCAAGGCATCATCAGATTGTTTTGCCATAATATATAAAGTAAATTCTAAATTATAAGGAACAGGCATATACTGTGTGTCTAATTGACTTGCTTTGTCTCCCTTTACCTTTTTCATTCTCTGAACACGGTTTAATTTTCTAGTTGAATCGTAAGATAAATTTGCTATTTCAAAACCAATTCTAGGTAAAGTTACTGCTACCTGTTTAGTAAGATCAGCATCTTCTCGCAAACGTATCAGAAATTTCTCTCTTGGTCCGTAAGCAAGAGGAACCTTCATTGTCTGAATAATGTTCCCATCATTATCTTTACGAACCAAATGTATATTATTAAATATTGTTCCAAATGCGACAACTACTTTTCGCATCGTTTCATGATAGAATTGTTGTCCTAACATTATGTACCTCCAGCATCACCAAAAGGATTTCTTTCGGAGAAGTCTAATATTGTATCATCCAACGAATCAAATAATTCGTTTTGGGCTGTTGTTTCTATACTCACATCACCTATTACATAATTTTCATTGAGTAAGTAGGCATCATCACCACTATCTGCTGGATTCTCAAGTAGAATACTTTCACCAACACCACTAGAATCATTTTCACCTGTAAGATAATCACCAGCAGTCTCTTCTAGCAGAAGACCCTGATCTCCATTTGTACTAATACCTATTTCCATTCTTAGATATTCGTTTACAGTAGATGATTGTTCTAAAGTCATCTGAAAACCAAGAGCATCTATCGAAAGATCTGTCTCTATGGCATCGATTGCAGCGATATCTGTATCTATAATCTCAGAACTATACTCAAATAATCTGCAATTTAATTTGTATACTGGATTGTTGTCCAGTTGATAAAAAGGATCATCATGATCCACAAAGTTAATTTGAAACACCTTGTCTAATGTCGGGTGGTATACCAAATCCCCTTCTAATGGTCTATCAGAATCCGTCGAAGTTGCTTCTGAAATTAAAAACCCACTCTCAAAGGAACCACTAATATCTACTACCGTACTGTCCAAACTTCCTGCTTCTAATAATATGGAACCACTTAAAGTATCTGTACCTGATTCAATTGTAATTTGTTTTGTTAAATCCTGAAACCTAGTTTTACTCACAACAAAAGTAATCTCACTTAGATTCTGTAAACCTAGTTGAGACATCAATTCTTTTTCTCCAGCAAATCCTCCCTCAGAATTTTCTACATACATTTCTATTTTTGCTTGTGTAGTAAATTTTGCAAGATCATCTGTAAAAAACAAACTATCTTCGGCAGTAAGGGTTCGATCAAGATAATAAACATCATGGCCATAAATCTGAATTGCTTCTGTAACCAAATCAGCATACAGACTTTGTTCAGCAGCGATTGCCGAGGAACCACTAGTATGAAAGAATGAATTGACTGCCATAATTTATCCTATCATATGCATAGGTGGTAATTCATATGCTAATTGAATTTGCTCTTCAAGTCTTAGTTGTTCTTCTATTGCCTGAGTGTATATGGTTTCTCCATTCATAGTAACACCTCCCAACATAGCAACTCCACCAAACTTACTGAGATTTGATCCCCATTGTCTTTTAAGTAGTGTTGTTGTATATCTTTTTAAAAACATATCATCGTAGATATCTGTGTAGGTTGTTGGGTCTAATTTTCTCCAGCATTCTATTACAATATAATCGACATCAGCAACTATATCATTGTCCCAATCCATATCAAGGTAAAGACGATTCTTATGCTCATTAAATCTGATTGGAGTTTCACCTACAAGAATGTGTTGAAGATAATCCAGATGCTTCATTGTCATATCATAATGTATAATTGAAGTAGTAGACAAATCATATAGATCATTCAATCTCAATTGATATCGAATATCAAACATATTGTTGGTTGCAGATTCCGCAAAAGGAAATACCTGTACGACAGATATAACAGAACTAGGAAGAGGTATCCAATTGTCACCTTCTTTCCATGTTGCAGTTACACTATTATCTCCTGTATCTGTTGCTGTTTCAGAAGTATCTGATCTAGCACGTGCAACATCTGCTGTTGTAATAAGATGTTTAAGATACATTCTTTCTACACCATCGTAATGATATTGAGAAAAATATTGTAATGCTTCATCAAGTCGATCATCTGCTTGATCATCAGATACATTAATGTCTATAACTCCATAACCAAGATTTCGTAGGCAATAACTCTTTAAAGTTGCTTTTGTTGTTGGAGTGGCCATATTATAATCCTTTTTTATATATTTATAAATCTATTGGTCTAGTTACTATACAATTAGGTCCAAAATCAACATCATCTTCTATCCAATCACTTTGTTTCTTAAACCCTACTTTTTCATAAGCATATAAAGAATTTTTTCTAGGAAGTGACCAAATTTTATTGCAACCACGTTTTTTACCTTCTTCAATGACAATATTAAGTAGGTCTTTTGCAGCTCCCAACCCTCTGTGTTTAGGATTTATCCATAATCCTCTCGATCTATATAATCTTGATCCACATTGTGCTCCACTATTAACACCAATCAATTCTTCTTTTTCTTCATAATAGTTGTTAGTATATTTAAGTCCAAAGAAAACTACAGTTCTTTCATATCTCTTTATATAAGTTTGCTGGTCTAATTTAGTGTCTCTAGATAGTGTAAGAGTGCTCAGTTTATTAATGTTTTCTCTATCAGGCCATAACTCTATTTGCCAAACATCATATATTTCTTCAAAAGAAATTTTGCACAAACTATACATATTTTATATATAACGGACAAAAAAGGGGGATTACTCCCCCTCTATGTGCATAACCCTCATATCATTAATGACATGCTTTAATTTTATTTAAAAGACCAGGCGTAAACATATCATCATATTTTTCATACATATACTCAGTTGCCTCTTTGAAACGCAGACGTTCCTCATCAGACATGGTAACTACCTTAATGGTATCTTCCTTACATTTGGACTTAACTATGTCAATGTCTTCTACAGACCAAACACGTTCTGCCCTAGCTGCATCAAAAGATGCATCTTCAATTTCACATTGCAACTCAAGATCAAGAGAGTTCCAGCAGTCTTTTGCTACAAGAATAGTAGTTAGAAACAATGAATGTTCTGCATCATTGATGGTATCCATAAACTCATTCTGTTTCAAACCATAGAAACGAGGATAAGTTGACTCACCACCAACTATTACATCATCCTGTACACCTTCATTAATCTGCTCTAGTTCCATAGGAACAGGAACAGCACCGACAGCACTAAGAGTCTCTTCAGCGATAGGAGATTTGTTGCAACGCAATTTCTGTCCTTCGAAGTCTTCAATCTTGTGAAGTTCTACGTTAGCAGGAATCATACGAAAACCACCCGAATAGGTGAACGCAAG